AAAAATATTTAAAATCACAGTTATTAATTTAGCTGTGATTTTTTTGTTACAAAAAAGTGATAAGGCAGGTGGTTAAATTGATTGAAACATTAAAAGCGGGAGAAGTGAGTGCGATAGATTCAAAAACTGGAAAAGTAAGAGTGCTGTTAAAAGGCGATGACGATAAAACGACGGACTGGCTTAATGTGTTAGTTCCTTATTCTGAAAGCCACAGTGATAATTATACACTTGGACTAGGACAAACTGTTTACTGCTTATTCTTTTCAGAAATGCCTGAACAAGGAGTTGTGCTTGGTTGTCCTATGCGTGGTGCTTCTAGTAGTGAAAGTGAAGTAAAAAGAACTTTTTCTGATGGCGGAAGTTGGAGCTACGATAAAAATACATTGACTTTGAATATCGGCAAAATTTTAATTAATGGAGATTTAGAAGTCAGCGGAACTACAAAAACTGGTGGAAGTATTAATCTTAATACACATAAACATAGTGGCATTATGATTGGCGGCGACAAGACAGGAGGACCTGAATAATGATAGGAAGTCTCGGAGATGTAATATTTGAAGTATCCGACAAAAAAGTATTTTCAATCAATAATCAGATAAATAGATCATATAAATCTAAAATATCTGAACACAACCCAATATACGGACCTGGCATGTTAAGACATCAAGGCAGAGAATTAACTGAAATAACTTTTGGAATTACATTGATTTCTTCGTTATTACAAGAAACAACACCATCGGAACAGCTTGATAAAATAAAGACTATGTGGGAGTTTGGAGAATATGATTATCTAACGCTAGGTGGGCAAACATTTGGAGCTTTTCCGTTTTTGATAATAGATATAAGTGAAAAGAATTCTTATTTCAATAAAGAGACTTCTGAATTCGATTATATAAATTTAGACCTGACGTTAAAGGAATATATAGATGATCCTAAAAAATATAATCAGATAATAGAACAGTTAAAAGCTCAAAAGAAAGAGCAGGAAGAACTTGTTGAAGCAGAAGCTGCGAATGTTGAAGTCGAGCAGAAAACAAAATTACAGGAATTTGCGGAAAAAGTAAAAAATAAAGTAGACAGCACACTTGAAAAAGTGGATAAAGCTATTCAAGTCGCAGAAAACAAGAAAAACGAAATACTGAGCCAGCTTGAAAAAATCAAAAAAGATGCCAAAATTGATGAACTGATGAATTTAGTGAGAGCTGGAATGATTACAGCAGATAAAGTTAATGAAATGATTAATTATGCTAAAAATTTTGATGAAACAGATAGACAGATCTTGCTGAATTTTTTGAGAAATCAGACTGGAGGTAAATAATGATACATGTTTCGTCTAATCAAGAAATTAATTATGCTCCAAAAAATTATATTGAGGAAATTGTAACAAATGTTGGAATGCTTTTAAGAGTTTGTAAGGAAGAACAGCCACTTAACCGTGATTTCAGTTTTGACAGCGATTTAATAGATAAAAATATAAACGTTGTGGAAAATAAAATAATGTCTCAGTTGCTTGAGATGTTCAGGAAATATGAGCCGAGGGCAATTTTAAAAACCACAGAAATAAAAATGACAGATAAACACAATAATGATTTTGATATTGAACTGGGAATTGAGGTGATAAATATTGGATAATTTTGAGGAATATGAAGCGATAGACAGCGATGCATGGGAAATAAAAAGAGATATGATTAATAAATTTCAGGAACTTAGCGGAAGGAGTTTGACAGAAGCAAGTCCTGAAACATTAATTTTCAGTACAGTAGCGTATCAGCTGACTTTACTAGAAGAAAAATACAACGATGATATTAAGCAGAATTATTTGAGGTTTGCAAGGGATGAAAGGCTGGATTTGAAGGGAGAATTTTATGGAAACAGAGGTAAAAGGCTTATTGAACAGCCAGCAGTAGCTACATTTAGATTCTATATTTCAAACATTCAAACAACGGATACTGTAATCCCAAAAGGCTCAAGAATTAGATACAACGAGCTTTATTTTAAAACAGATGAGGAATACAAGATAACGAGAGGAAATCTGTCAGTTGATGGAAAAGCTACATGTAATACGCTTGGAATTATTGGAAACGGTATCCCAGTTGGGCAAATTAAGGATATGGTTGATATATTCCCTAATTATGCAAAGGTTGAAAACATTACAGAAAGTAATTCAGGGACAAATGAAGAAGCAGATGAAAGCTACAGAGAGAGAATAAGGGAAATTCCTGAAAGCTTTACCACAGCTGGAAGTTCGGGAGCATACACTTTTTGGACTAAGACAGCAAGCACAAACATTATAGATGTTAAAGTCCATTCGCCCTCAGCAACCAATGTAGATATCTATATATGGACTGACATAGGTGCTGTAAGCCAGGAACTCAAAGAAAAGGTAAAGGCGGTGCTTAATGAAGAAAATGTACGTCCTTTGACTGACAACGTGAACATTAAAGAGCCGAATAAAATTAATTATTCGATAGATTTTGACTATTATATTGACAAAGATAACGAAACTCTCGTAAATGTCATCAAATCTAACGTAGACAAAACAGTTCAGGAATATGTCGAATGGCAGAAAGAGAAAATAGGCAAGGATATAAATCCGGATGAACTGATTAAAAGATTAAAAATAGCTGGAGTTAAGAGAGCAGTACTGAGAAGCCCTGCATTCCAAAAATTGAGTTTTAACCAGGTTGGAATAAATAACGGTATCACAAGTAACTATCAAGGAGTTGAAGAGTTATGACAACTGTACAAGATTTGAAATTAACCGACATTGCGGCAAAATCGACTCTCACAGATAAAACAACCAAATGGATATACGAATCAATAGATTATGCGATAAAACAACAAAAAAACAGAATAATGAATAAGTTTTTTCTTGATATTGATAAATTAAGTGAAATGGAAATTGATTATTTATTGTGGGAATATCATGTTGACTATGTTGGAGAAAATACCGCTATTGAGAACAAAAGGAAACTTGTAAAGATGGCAGTCGTAGCACATTTTAATAAAGGAACTTTAGGAAGTGTAAGAGCAATCTGCAAAATCCTCTTCAGAAATGCCGAAATAAAGGAATGGTTTGAATATGGAGGCAGACCAGGATATTTCAAAATATCTACTTTAGGCGATTTAAAGGATGAAAAGGATTATCTGAAAGTTCTCGATGTTGTAAATGAATACAAGAACGAACGTAGCTGGCTGGAAGCGTTGACGTTTGAAAGAAGCTCAAATTTGGGCAAATATGTAGGAATTTTTTATGAAAAACAAATAATTAACATTCTGAACGAGAGGGATTTTGAGCTTCCTTGGATGGAGCAAAAATTAAATCAAGGAATTGTAAATGTAGTAGTAAAAGAAAATAATTTAGGAATAAGATAGGAGGAGGAAATGGCTAATTATATTGGATGGGAAATAACAAACAAGGGGAGAGAGCTTATAGCAAGAGCCGTAAATAACGAAACTAAAATAAATGTTACAAAATTCAAGATTGGAGCAGGATACAATACAGGAAACGATAGAGAATTAACAGATTTGATTGACAAGAGAAATGAATTTCCGATAAATTCTTACGAGAGAAAAGCTAACGGAAACGTGGAATTTACATTTGTCGTTTCTAACAAAACTGGAAGTGGAGCAAGTGCGATAGCAAACTCTTATAAAATTTCTGAAATGGGAATATACGCACAGGATGATTCAGGAACAGAAATTTTGTATGCATACAATAAAGGAACAGACGGCGATTATATTCCAGTTTACAATGGGAAAAATGCAATTGATATTATTGAAAAATGTATCATTGTAATAGATCAGGCTGCAACTATAAATGTAACTATAGACAATTCGCTAACATATTTAACAAGAGAGTCAGCAGACAGAAGATATTTGGAAATGCAGGCGCTATCAAAAATTATAGGAATGGAGTTTGGTGGAAATATACAGGACGTGAGTAATAAAACTAAAGGTAAGTTCTATTACGACAACGTTACCAAGTTCTATTACGAATGCATAGAGAATACAAACTTGACATATAACGATGCTACAAAGTTTAGAGCAATAAGCAATAAGCCAATTTCAGATAGGGTAGAAGGATTATTAGAAATTGGAAGCAATCACATTAAATTTTCAAACGGAATCATTCTAGGATTTGGAACTTGCATAGCAAGTCCAGCAGGAACTGTGAACAATTACGGAACAAACTTAGGGGCGATTGTTTCCTTGGTACTCACTGTAAACGGTGGTGCTTATATAGCTTCGGGCGAAACGACAAGTGGAACAGCATTTAAAGCTAGAACAAATGCTCCTGGAAGTGTTTCCGCATCTTACTTGGCTATTGGAAAATGGAGATAGCGAATTATAAAAAAAGGAGGAAAATATAAATGAATGTTGTAATCTATGATAAAAAAAGTCTCGAAATAATAGCGAGACCGATTATCACTAACTTGGAAGAGTTTAAAAGCAGTCCTGATTTATTTTACCCAAATTGGGATTCAAAAAAGCACATCTGGAGTGAACTGGAATATCAAAATCCAGTTTTGGACAACGGAAATCTAAGAGAGGCGACAAAAGAGGAGCTGTATAAGGCAGGAAAATACACTTTAGCCGAAAACGAATTGATTGAGAATGGAAAAATCAAGACTGTTGAATTATCTGAATTTGAGTACATCGAGAACAACATCATCAAGTTAAATAGAGAAAAACGGATAGACGAAATCAAAAAAGAACTGTATGAATTGAGACTTGAATATGATATGGCTCCATTTGAATTTGAAGTAGGTGGCGTGAAATATTTGCAGAATAACAGGAGCATAGACCAGTCGAATCTGACCAGAATAGTAGTAATATGTCAAGCAATGAAAAAGACAGAATTTGAAAACTGGAAATTTTACACAAAAAGCAACAGTGAAAAGTATGTTAATTTAACATTGCAGGATATGATGAAAATGGCGAATATAATGCAGTCACAAACAACAAAAGCCATGGCTACTGAAACATTACTATCTCACAGCTTAGAAAATTTAACCGATAAAGAGTTAAAAGAGTATGATGCTAAAGACAGATATGAAAAAGCATATAAAAATATGTAGGGAGGTATTTATGCAGTTAGAAAAAGACAAGCTATATATTTGTTTCCACAAGCCCAAGAGATTAATAGGGCATTTGATAGCGTTGTGGACGCTTGGAAAATATTCTCACTGTGAATTTGTTTACAACGGTCAAGTTTTCTTATCTAATCCTGGTGGAGTTAGGACAAGGAAATTTGAATATCAAAAAAATATGGAAATTTATGAGCTTGATAAAAATATTGATCCTAAAGATGTGATTGATTTTTTTAAGACAGCACAAGGCAAAGGATATGACTATTTGGGAATACTAGGTCAATTCTTCTATGCCGGAAAGGTGCAGGACGATAATAGATACTTTTGTAGTGAATTTTGCTTAAACGCAATCGATTACGCTTTACAGTTTACATTGACATATAAATTAAAGTCATTAAAGGACAGAGTTGGCTATCAGTTTAGTCCAGTAAAATTATATAAGTATTTGAAAGATATGGAATTAATAAATGAAAAGGAAGTGGTGTAAATGGACCGATTTGAAAGAATATTTGATTATCTGCTAAAAGTTGAAGGCGGATATTCAAACGATGAAAATGATAAAGGAGGTAAAACTAAGTATGGAATTATAGAAGAAGAAGCAAGGGATTTTGGATATAAAGGAAATATGCAGGACTTTACAAAAGACTTCGCAAAAAACATATATCTGAAAAAACACTATCTTGGGAATAAATTAGATAAAGTTGCAAACGACAAAGTGGCTTTATCTATATGCGACTGGGCTGTAAACAGTGGCAGAAATGGAACAAAAAACGCACAGATTGCTATAAACCAATTGACAAATGCAAATCTTGATGTAGATGGAATAATTGGTAATAAAACTTTGGAAGTGTTAAACGCAACAGATCCTGAAAAATTTTTGGAAGTTTATCACAACTTGCAGAGAATTTATTACAAAGGAAAAGTTGAAGCTGACAAAACACAGGAAAGATTCTTTGATGGTTGGATAAATAGAGTTCAAAGAAAGGAGGAATATCTGAAAGATTGGGATAAGGAAAATGTAGGGGCTGAAAATAAAAAGTATTCTTTTGCACAATCAAGTTTAGATAAAATGAAAAAAGTCCATCCAAAACTTGTTGAAGTTATGAAAGCTGCTATTGAAAACAGTCCATTTGATTTTAGAATTACAGATGGTGCTAGGACAACGGAAGAACAGTTTGCTTTGTATCAAATAGGAAGAAGCAAACCAGGCAGAATTGTAACAAATTGCGATGGGAAAAAATTTAAATCTAATCATCAAATCAAAGCTGATGGATTTGGGCATGCTGTTGATATTTTCCCTTGCGGAGTTATAGAAAACGGTGTATACAGAAAATTTACATCTGAAGAAGGGTATGATGATAAGAAATTAAGATTAATAGCAAATCATATCTTATCTGTTGCGAAAAGCAAAAACATAAATGTCGAATGGGGCGGAAATTGGAAAATGCACGACACGCCACATTTTGAACTGAAGTAATGCGAAAACAGCTTGAACACGAGCTGAATTTGGACGTTAAAAAACTTTTTGGATAAATAGGTTGGCTAGCAAGGTAAAATTCATTGTAAGGCTTGTTAGCCACGTTAAAAATGATATTAATAAAATTAAGGAAAAGGGAGAGATAAAAATGAATACAATAACAAAAATTTATATTTTAAACAAGGCGAAAGAATTAATTTTAAAGGGAATTTATAAAACAGAAATTACAGAAAAGACAAAAAAAGGAATTGAAAAACTAGATGCTGTAGCAGATGGATTTTGGGATAAACTAAGAGAATATGTAAAAAAAGAAAAAGAAATTGATAGAAAGTTTATCCCAAACTTTGCCGAAGAAATCGGAGAAGAAATTTTAGAACAAGGGATTGAAATTTTATCAAAAGAATTTGACATAAAGACATTAATTCAAAAAGCGTTTGATGTTGAGAAAAAAGAAAATCCAAAAATATTTTAATTCATAAAAAGGAGCAGAAATGGAGAATTATTTAGTTGATTTAGTTTTCATAGTGTATGGATTGATTTTAGGAACGCTAGGGAATTTATTGTATAGAGTGAATAATCACTTAAAAATAAATCCTATAGCAATTAGGATTCTGTATGGGATAATGGCATTAGCTTTATATGTTCTAATGTATTTAGGATTCCTGAAAAAGATTCCTGAAATTGATATTGTGGTAATGTTGATAATAATTGTCGTGGGTTATTTTGTTGAATTGATAATTGAAGTTCTCGAAGACAAAGTGCCTAAGGCATTGGATAAAGTTATTGACAAATGGATAGGCGGTGGGAACGATGGCAACGGTCGGGACAAAAAAGACGATTAGGGATTTGATATTTAAGGATAAAAGGCATAAGGATTTTCAAGAAAGTGAGAAAATCAATTTTGCGAACAAAGGTATAGTGAAATTGATTTTACTGTATACTGTCAGTTCGATTTTTTCTATAGTGCAGAGAGATTGGCAATACAAAAGAAATATAGAAAAACTGATACTAGAAAACAAATGGCAGAGGATACCTTTGATAGAACAACTAAGAGAAAAATCATT